CTGGCCAGGGACATCATAACTCAATAATTTTGCTAAATTATAAGCTCCTCCATGCATAAAGTTTATCCCTATAGCTATATAGGTACCAGTCATAATATATTTCAAAAACCACAGAAGAGTATGTCCCATAAAACTATGAAACATAGACGGTATAAAAAACTCCCTCATACTTAATAATAATTTCTTTAATTTTTCTATTGTAGGGGTTCCCATCAATTTTTTCCATTCTTTTTTTTGGCGAATAACTTCAAAATCTACATAATCTACATTTTTCTGAAAATATAGATGTATCATAAATTTATGAAATGCTCTTAAATTCGCTTCATACAACATTGACTTCTTGCCAGAATTATGCATTTTATACTTTATCCCTTCTACTACAAAATCATATGCACTCCCTGGTATAATGCCTCCCCCGGTATTCCAATTCCAAAAAAATAAATCTTCTGGACTATATTTAAATTCTATAGTATCAAAATATTTTTTAAGATTTAAATAATCCAATAATATCCTATAAGCAGGCCCTATTAATCTACTTACTTTATTCCATTTCTCTCCTTCATAACATGTATCGACATCATACTCTTTAAGCAAATGAATCTGTTTCTCCAAAGTCATATGTCCCGTAGTAAATACGACTCTATCATAAGTCTGGCCAAAAAACTGGCCATCAAAATCCATACATGGAGAAAACTTTTCATATATTAGATGATAATACGAATACACTATATAAGCTCTATGAGCCAGAGAGCCCGGAACGTAATCCTTTATACCCGTCAATTTATACATCAGTCTCTGGGACGATGCTTTTACTATTTCCTTTATTAATGGTGACGGGAAAACGACATCCTCCTGATATTCATTTTTATGTTGAGTTGGTGGTCGTATCAATATCTGAGATTTATTAGTATATAACTGAACGTAAAACTGAAAAAAAGTTTTAGTACATCTCTCTTTACGTTTAGATATCCTACCATTCAGCATCAAATACTTTGACACTATCTCAGCATAGACACTAGCCAACATTTCTTTCTTTGTGTGATACTCAGTGGGACACCTTATAACAGGGTCAATACAATTCTTTGTATCAAAAAATTCATAAGCTACTTTCGGATTTACATGCTTATGCATTGGACAATCTACTATTCGTGTTTGCATTCTTGTTAGTTTTGATCTATAAAATAATTTATTTAATATGGGATATCGGGGAAAACCTATCTTACAA